TGATAGAACATCTGATCGCCAAAAGGTCCAGCAAGTAAACCGATACTAACAGCAATACCAAAGGACAGAAAAACATCCAAGTCAAAAACACTTCCTGTCGCACCCTTAGCAACGGTTTCCCAACCACCACCTTCTGATACTGCCCAAGGAACCAATGTAAGGCACATAACAGCAATGATTACCATCTGTACCCAATCAGTTACAATAGACCCCTTGATTCCACTAAACAAACTATAACTAAGTGCAATAGCAGCCATGATTACGGTTATGAGTGTAAAGTCAACACCTGTCATCTTGTGCATCAGCATACCACCAGCAAGCAGTTGAATTGCAAATGCACTAATAGTCAAGTAACCCATCTCTCCCCAATAGAGTTTTTGTACTCTAGGACTCACCTTGTCACGAATGTATCCACTAAGAGTAAATCCTTCTGGAACTAACTCCCTTAGATAAGAAGCAAAGTATGCAAACAGAACCAAACAAAGAACGTTTGGAACTGTAAACCAAAATAAGCCAGGTATCCCATCAGTATATGCTTTTGTTGCACTCACAAATAAAGCAGGCGCCCATATCCATGTCGCTGCAATACTTAACCCTCCCGATACCGTTCCGATATCACGATTAGCAACTAAAAATTTATCTGTAGTATTATAACCTTTTGAAAATAGGTAGGTCATAACCCATATAGCCATTGTGTAAATCACAACCATCATTAATTCAATCATAACAATCCTTTATTTTTCCTTTAACATCTTTTGCAATTCAGCAGTACTTCCAACAAATAATGCGTTTGTCACACTCTTTGGTGCGTTGTTAGGCACCTCTTTTAGTTTTCTCATTTTCTCTTGTAAGTCACCAAGTTTTTCAGTAACTTCAGCAACTTGTTTGATAAGGTTACCGGCAACTTCGTATGCTCGTGGATGGTCCGATTCTTTGGCGAGCTCCAATATGCCTTCCACTGCATCCGTTCCTTTTTCGACCAAATTGTAGAAGTTTTGTCTTTGGTATTCATAATCTTTCTCCACATGCTCATTCGTATCACCCCAATCTTCTTGAGATGAGGATACTACTTCTTGTTTAATAATTTTTTTAGGAAGACTTTCGACCACACCTAAGGCCTTATCAATTTCATTACTCATCGTCACAATACCTCTTACATATATTAGGAGCTTGTTCTGGATTATTTATAAGTGTGTCAAACCAAGATTGCCATTCTTCTCCTTCGACAATATCTTCAATCCTTTCTACATTACTAACCTTCATACTGTCCTTATAGAATCGAGATATCTCTTTTTCTTCTTCTTCAGAACGAGTTCTTTGTAAACCACAGCATGGTAGCAGATGACCTGTGGCACAAAAAAATACATCGTTTCCATTTTCTCTAAGACAACGGGGATTAAGTGTCATTCTTTATTATCGTTGATGAGGCTGTCGCTCATCGGAGATACGATCCCTCTGCCCATGACATACACAGCACGGGGTTCAAATAAAAATTTATCCCACATCTCATCTTGCCACTCACCATATCTATACGACTCACCCCACCTACTTGACATTACTGGTTTAAATTTTATTCCATTATGTTTTGCCAAAGCTCTTGCCTCGGCAATATCATTTTGATTGTATTTAAAAACAATATATTTCCACACAGGAGTTAACCCATAGTTTAATGCAAGTTTCATCATATCAAACAAATGTTTACCGTCTTGGTTTATTCTATATTTATGACTGTCTTGTGGAAGTCCATCAATACCAAAAATCCACTTTGCATTTACGTTAGCCTTAAATGCTTCTGTGTACCTAGTTGAAGATTTGTGTGATGCAGCAGTGTGCAAGATAGTCTTTTTATTTTTTTCATAAGTTAGTTTGAGAAAGTCTATTAAATTTGTAGCAAAAATAGGATCAGAAATGTTTCCTATAAGATGTATGCTATCATAATATTCTACAACCTTTTCAAAGTCAGATACCGACATATCACCACCTAAAAATGGTAAATTATTTGCCAGTAAATATTTTCTTTCACATTTAGGGCATTCTAGGTTGCATCTAATAGATGTTTCTATATTGATAGACTTACGTTCATCATACACACTACTCATCCACTCCTTGGAAGAATGAAGTTGTTTCATTAAATCCAAAGTCATCATCAGCATCAGCTGTACTAGGATTGGGTGTAACAACAAGCCTCTGTTCCCGTGTAGGAATATTTGTCTTAATATCTGTAAACTGATCAACTTGTACAGTCTTAATAATTGACTGCGAAGTAACTGGGCCATATAGATAGAATTTTGCAGTGAAACTTAAAGTATAGATCAAAGCTCGTCTGGATGTAAAATCTCCAGCATAATCGTCTTCATATGATATACTATTTAATACGATAGGAACATCTCGTTTAATTCCCATCTCCGCCATATCATTAAGAGTAAGAGTATACTCAGGTTGGAAGTATGGTAAAATTTGTTCAACAATCTGCAAAGCATCATCAGAATTTTTTGCAAGAACATATAACTCAAATCCAACATTATATGGAACAGGCATATACTGTGTTTCAAGTTGCTTAGAATTTCCACTCTTAGTCTTTTTGAATTTTTGAATACGATTTAGTTTTCTAGTAGAATCATAGGTAAGACCGTTAATCTCAAAACCAATTCTAGGTAGAGTTACTGCAACTTGTTTTGTCAAGTCAGGGTCTTCAGCTAGTCGAACCAAAAACTTTTGCCGAGGCCCATATGCTAATGGCACCTTCATAGACTGAACTACTTTACCATCGCTGTCTTTACGAACTAATGATATATTATTAAACATTGTACCAAATGCGACAACCACTTTTCTGATTGTCTCATGATAATATTGTGTACCTAACATTAACCTAAACTCCCTGCATCACCAAATGGATTAGATTCTGTAAAATCTAAAACTGTATCATCTAGTCTATCGAATAACTCATTTTGAGCTGACGGATCAACGTCAGTAGATAATCTACTACCTTCTCCTATTATATAGTCTTCTTGTAACAACCACTCACCAGTTTCAAGTAATAAGCTCTCACCAACTGAAGTTGAGTCATCCTCAAATATTATGTTATCAAACACATTTGAGAAGGGTGAATTCTCTTGTTCCTGTAACAACAGGCCTCTAGTTGTGAATGTATCATGTATACGAATAGTTTCATTAACAGACGAAGACTGTTCCAATGTAACTTGATATAATAACGTATCTACAGACAACGCATCTTCAATTGCATCAATAGCTGAAATACCAGTATCCAAAGCTTCCGAACTGTAATCGAATGTGCGACACTGTAATTTGTAAACTGGATTATTATCTAATTGATTGAACGGGGCATCATGATCTACAAAATTAACTTGAAACAATTTTTTAAGTATTGGGTGAAAAACTAAATCACCTTCTAATGGCCTATCTGAATCTGTTGCATCAGTTTCGTTAAGAAGATAAAAATCAGTTCCTTCAAATACAACAGAATTTCCTGTCTGGCTTATAGTTGCAGTCTCCATGAGAATAGAACCACCCGAAGCTGTATCTGTTGCGTCTTCAATAGTGAATTGTTTTGTTAATTCTTGAAATCTATGTTTTGCAACTACAAATGTAATCTCACTCAGATTTTCCAATCCAAATTTAGACATAAGTTCTTTCTCACCAGCATACCCACCACTAGTGTCCTCAACATACATTTCAATTTTTGCAGAGTTCCTAAATTTAGAAAGTGTGTCCTCTCCAAACATGTTGTCTTCTGCAACAAGTGTTCTATCAATATAATGAACATCATGCCCATAAATCTGGATTACTTCAGCAATCAAGTTTTTATAAAGATTTTGTTCAGTTGCGAGAGCAGCAACATTGTTCGTGTGGAATGCTGAATTTACTGCCATGAGACTATCCTATCATACCATTAACAGGCAATTCAAAGTGCAATTGAATCTGATCCTCCAACTTAGTAATTTCATCTAAAGCTTGAGAGAAAATATCTGCACCATTCATTGTAACTCCACCAAGCATTTCTACTCCACTAAACTTAGATAGGTTTGCTCCCCATTGTCTTTTAATAAGAGCTGATGTATATTTTTTAAGATACATGTCGTTGAAAATGTCTGGGAATTGTGTTGGATCAAGCTTTCTATAACATTCAATAATTATATATTCACCTACACTAACAGAATTACTCCAATCCATATCTAGATAAAGTCTCTGTTGATGTTGATTGAAACGAATTGGAATTTCACCTACAAGGATGTGTTCTAAAAAGTCTAGGTGTTGAAGTGTCATCTGATATTCCATAATAGAGGATGACGAAAAATCGTATAGGTCATTCAGTCGGAGCTGATATCTAATATCAAACATATCGCCGCCAGTACTGTCTGTGAAAGGAAATACTTGTACAACGGAAATAACTGCATCTGGTGTAGGAATATACCCTGCACCATCTAACCATGTAGCAGATACAGAATCATCAACGGTATCTGTTGCAGATGAACTAAGATTTGTTTTTGCTCTATCAATTTCATCTTGTGTAATTTGATGTTTAAGGTATACTCTTTCAATTCCATCGTAATGATATTCTGCAAAATACTGAAGAGCTTCATCAATACGGTCATCAATCTGATCTTCTGATACGTTAATATCAATTACACCATGCCCAAGTGACCTAAGACAGTAGAATTTAAATGTTTCTCTTGTTGTTGGGATTGCCATTATGTCACTCCTTTGTCCTATATTTATAAGTATTTAGATGCCACACAATTGGGTCCATACTGTCCATCATCAAACCAATCACTTTTTTTAACAAAACCTACCTTTTCGTAAGCAGGAAGAGCTGATTGTCTTGGAACCGTCCACAACCAAGTTGCTCCACGTTTACTTACAAACTCAGATGTATGAGTTAGAATTTTAAATGAAAGACCTTTTCGTCGATGATTAGGAGAAGTCCAAAGACCTCTAGAACGCCAATAACGATCTTCCTTATAGCTAAATGGATGACTAGATGAAGTTATAAAGCAGCTGTTAACACAAACTAGCTCTTTATTAATTCTAATACCAAAGAACTGTGGGATTGTGTTTTCTGACTTTGGTATCCCCCCCTTCTTTAATACGGTTGTGAATAAATACGGCTCCATCGTT